ATATGATCAAGGTAAAATGTCAACTAAAGATGCAAACTCTCCATTAAACCCCGGTGAAGGTGCTACTGTAGTTGGTAAAAAGAAATTGCAATTTAAGTGAAACCAAATGAAAAAAACTGATAGTATTGATAAACTTTTGAACATTGATCACAACAATAAGGTTATTACTCAAAAAAGAGAATTAAATCCTCCGTCATTTAATGGTCGTTTTAGAGACAGAGTTAGAGAAAAGTATCCTGACTATGAATTGAAATAGTGACACTTGATTAACTGGCACAGGGGGCGTTTTTTGCCCCCTTTTTTCGTCTATAATGACTATGTTGAAACAAACCACTCGTTATGCCTCGCACCAAAATGACTCCCGATTACATTGCTTCTTCTCTCAAAGCACTTTATGGCACAGAAATTACTGCTGCTGATGTGCGTGGGTGGTGTGCCAGTAATGGTAGTTCTTATCAAACGGTTACTAAAAATCTTGATAAATATAAGACTTCTCGTGGACGTTGGAATCTTGAAGTGACGCAAGAAAAAGTGCAAGAGATTGAACGCAGCTATACCGCCCCCGCCGCTCTTCCCGCCGTGGAACAAAATCTTATTCCTGATAAAGATGATACCTTCGTCAAGTTTGGCAATTTTAACGATATTAAGAAAATTATTCAGTCCCGTATTTTTTATCCTACGTTCATTACTGGTCTTTCGGGTAATGGTAAGACGTTTAGTATTGAGCAAGCGTGTGCTCAACTTGGCAGGGAGTTGATTCGTGTCAACATCACCATTGAGACTGATGAGGATGATTTGATTGGCGGTTTTCGTCTGGTAAATGGTGAGACTGCTTGGCACAACGGCCCTGTGATTGAGGCACTTGAGCGTGGTGCCATTCTGCTTCTGGATGAGATTGATTTGGCATCCAATAAAATTCTGTGTCTTCAATCTGTTCTGGAAGGTAAGGGTGTGTTTCTGAAGAAGATTGGTAAGTTTGTAAAACCTACCGCAGGATTCAACGTATTTGCCACTGCTAACACCAAGGGTAAGGGTTCTGATGATGGTAGGTTCATCGGCACTAATGTTCTGAACGAAGCATTCTTGGAGCGCTTTCCTGTAACCTTTGAGCAGTCATATCCTTCTCCTACAGTGGAGCAAAAAATTCTTGAGGGTATTGCTCTGGATCTTGGTGTAGAAGATCGTGAGTTCTGCAAGCGTCTTGTTGATTGGGGTGATATCATTCGTAAGACTTTTTATGATGGTGGTATTGAGGAAATCATTTCCACCCGCCGTCTCGTTCACATCGTTCGTGCCTACAGTATCTTTGGTGATAAGGCAAAGGCAATTCAAGTTTGTGTGAATCGTTTTGACGATGAAACCAAGCAAGCCTTCTTGGAACTGTATGATAAGGTTGATGTTGATTTTCAACTTCCTGTTGACACCAACACTGCCAACTGATATAATATGGGGAGGTAAATGTGCCTCCCCTTTTGTTCTTTATTGTGAAATTTTATGTCTGAAATTCCTGAAAAAAAAGATAGTGTAACTTATATTGGATCCAATCTTCCTGGTGGAATGGGAGAGGATTATATTTGCATTGGAGATTACTCAAAAGATTGTTGGTTTAATCCAACAACAAATTTCTATGATGCTTATCTTGATACTAATATTGGAGAATCTACTGCCGCAGTAACATTTGGAAATAATCATAGTACAACTTTTAGTTCTCAGTCATTTAATTTGAATAAAACTCCACAGAATGTTAATCTGACTACTTCACAAAAATCAAGTCAAGAGCAATTTTGGAAGTTTGGTGAAGGTGAAACTCTAAAGGCAGTGAATGATTATATTGTTAGCACATATCATTCACACTATGCATCTGAAAAGTCTAAGGTTCAGGTGCTGGATATGATTGATGCAATTGGTGATGGTGTTCCTTTCTGTCGTGATAATCTCATCAAGTATTCTTCCCGTTTTGGTAAGAAGGATGGAATGTCCCGTCTTGACGCACTGAAGATTATTCACTATGGTGTTCTTCTGTATCACTTTGCCGGATTTAATAATGAAACTGCGAAATCAAACTATGAAACTTTCTGATAAGACTCTCACACTGCTAAAGAACTTCTCTGGCATCAATCAATCTATTCTGTTTAAGGAAGGTAATAAACTTCGTACCATTTCGGTGATGAAGAATATTCTTGCCGAGGCAACTATTACCGAAGAGTTTCCTAAAGATTTTGGTATCTACGATTTGAATCAATTTCTCAATGGACTTAATCTACATCAGCAAGCTGAGTTAGATTTTGAGAATAATGGTTATGTGATGATTCGTGAAGGTAAGATGCGGTCTAAGTATTTCTTTGCGGATCCCAGTGTAATTGTAACTCCTCCTGATAAGGAAATCTCTCTTCCCAGTGAAGACGTTTGCTTTGAGTTGAGTACGCAGCAAATGGATAAGTTACTTAAGGCAGCAGCAATTTATCAACTTCCCGATCTTTCTGCTGTTGGTGAGGCAGGTGTGGTAAAACTGCTGGTTCGTGACAAGAAGAATGATACATCAAATGATTTTTCTATTGTAGTTGGTGAGACTGATGACACCTTTACTTTTAACTTTAAGGTAGAGAATATCAAGATTCTTCCCGGTAGTTATGAGGTGGTTGTGTCACAAAAACTTTTGTCACGATTTACGAGCACTGATCGAGATTTGAAGTATTATATTGCTCTGGAACCTGATTCTACCTTTGGTTAATGAACATCTTTGTAACTGACGTTTCCCCCAGTAAGTCTGCTCAAGTACTTCCTGATAAGCACGTCGTGAAAATGCCCCTGGAGACATGTCAGATGATCTCCATCATATACTCCAAGTGGTATTATGATTGGGGCACAATTAATAAAGCAGACGGCACTCCTTACAGTACAGTAAAGGGTGCCTTTCGTAATCATCCCTGCACTAAATGGGCTGCAGATAATCACTACAATCTTGCTTGGTTGATTACACACGGAATACATTTATGCTTTGAGTACGAACATCGGTATCAGAAACGGCACTCTTGTTTGAGTACTTTAGAAGAAGCAATGGTAGTCTTTCATAACAATGCTAAGATTTCCATTTCTGAACATACTAATGTAAAAGAATTCACTCGGGCAATGCCTGATGAATATAAACTTGATAATAGCATTGATACCTTCACTGCTTATAAGATGTATGTTGCATCTAAACCCTGGGTGTGCGATAATTATCTTCGCCGTCCAGAACGGAAACCTGATTGGGTGTAAATAACTCATTTACTAAATAGTATTATACTAAGAGGTTTAGTAAATGGACTGTATCTATCAAATACGAAACAAAATAACGGGAGAAAATTACATAGGTTGTACTGAAAAAAATTATATGCTTAGATTTGCTAAACATATAACTATGTGTGCCAGTGGTAAAATGGATTGTCCTAAACTTTATGATAATTTCTTAAAATATGGATATCATAATTTTACTATTGAAGTTATTAAATGGATTCACGAAGGTGAAGAAATTAAATCAGTAGAACAACAATACTGTGAGTGGTTAAAACCTTCTTTAAATTCTTTGTGGGGAACAAAGCACACAAAAGATTCTATTGATAAAATGCGTAAGTCCCAAAGAGAATATTGGTCTAAAAATTCTCATCCAAGAAAAGGAGTTCCTTTCACTGAGAAACATAAACAAAATCTTTCAAAATCTATGGGAAAAAAATGTTATGTTGATGGAGTGATTTATGAATCTGTAAAAGAATGTGCTACAATACTTGGTATCCATAGGGATACTGTGAGTTGGAGAATGAGGAGCAAATCATTCTCTAACTATTATTATCTTTGAACTTTTAATTTTGATATGGAACTAACTGATAACAAACCTTTTTTATGGGTTGAAAAATGGGCCCCAGAATCTGTTGAAAATTTGATTTTGACTAAAAGTGTTAAAGAATTCTTTCTTAATGTTGTAACGGCAGGACAACTAAATCAAAATCTTATCCTTCAAGGTTCTCAGGGATGTGGTAAAACCCAAACCATTAAAACTCTTTGTAAGATTACTAAACAAGATGTTTTATTTTTAAATGGTTCATCTGAGGGTAGATATTTGGATACTATTCGCAATCAAGTTATTAACTTTGGAACGACAGTTTCTATGTTTAATGATAAGAAAAAGGTAGTATTTTTTGATGAGTTTGATGGGACAACAAATGATGTTATGCTCTGTCTTCGTGGAGTTATTGAGCAACTTCATAATAATGTATGTTTCATTTTTACTTGCAACACTCTTAATAAAATTATTGAACCAATTCAATCTAGATGTGTAGTTCTTAAATACACTCCTATCTTAAAGGAAGAGAAACCACAAATGATGTCCGACATCTTTAAAAGGGTATCATACATATTAGAACAAGAAAATATTGAATATGATAAGAAAGTTATACTTGAACTTATTAAAAGTTATTTCCCTGATACTAGACAACTTCTTAACACCCTTCAAAGGTATTCGGTGGGAGGCAAAATTGACGCAGCAATTCTGGCATCTTTTTCAGACGTTTCAGTAAATGATCTAATTAAGTATCTTAAGGAGAAAAACTTTGCAGAAGTTCGTAAGTGGGTTGTTTCCAATTTGGATAACGATTCTAGTGTTATTCTCCGTAGAGTCTATGATTCACTTTACGACTCTCTGGTGCCCTCCACTATTCCTGCTGCTGTACTTATTATTGCTAAGTATCAGTATCAAATTGCATTTGTAGCAGATCAGGAAATTAATCTTCTTGCAGCACTAACTGAAATTATGGTGGAGTGTGAATTTAAATGAAATCTCTTAAAACTCCATTACGCTTTAATTATGACTTACGAACTGAAGGACTGGTTGAACTCAATTAATTTTAGTAAAGAAAATCTGATGGAAGATCCGTCAGTAAAAAAAGATTATGCACCTTATATTATCAATCGCTGTTTGTCTGGACATATTGATTGTGTTTTATTTGCTAATCAAATGAATCTTAATCATTCCTTAGATAAAGATATGCAATATTCATTTTATCTAAATAGTCTAAGGAAAAAGAAGAGATTTTCTCCCTGGCTCCGAAAGGATAAAGTCACAGACTTAGAATGTATAAAGCAATACTATGGATATAGTAATGAAAAGGCATCGCAAGCTCTGAAAATCTTATCAAAAGAACAAATTGCTTTCATTAAACAACGACTTGATATTGGAGGAAAAAAATGACTACTGAACATACAACAGTAGAACCTGTAGTTAATTGGTCTCAGGATCAAATGATTGAGGTACTTCTTAATGAACCTGATGACTTTCTAAAAGTTCGTGAGACTTTAACTCGTATCGGAGTGGCATCTCGTAAGGAGAAAAAACTCTATCAATCTTGCCATATTCTACATAAGCAAGGTAGATACTATATCGTTCACTTCAAAGAACTGTTTGCCCTTGATGGTAAACACGCTAATTTGACTGTGAATGATGTTCAAAGACGTAATCGTATTGTTCGTTTGCTTGCTGATTGGGGACTTATAACTGTCGTAAAACCAGATTCTGTGACAGATATTGCTCCCCTAAATCAGATCAAAGTTCTTGCATATAAGGACAAGGGTGATTGGGTATTGGAACAGAAGTATAATATTGGTAAAAAGGGTAAAACCCAGGAAACCGAATAAAAATGGGCGGGAAACAACATCCCGCTTTTTTTATGATCTCTTATAATTAGTAGTGGATGCCGAAAGGATCCAATCACTACTAAGACGCTTCAAGGAGGTCTATTATGTTCGGAACAAGTTCACTCACACTTTCAGTACCAGAAACTGCAAAGTATTTACTAGATGCTCAAAAAAATAGTATTGGAATGGATGAATGGTTCAAGAGGTTTGATACTGCCTTTGAGACGCACACAAACTATCCACCATACAATCTTGTAAAAGAAGATAGTATTACTTTTAGATTGGAAATTGCTCTTGCTGGATTCAAGAGAGATGAAATTGAAGTTACTACAGAATGGAATAAACTTTTTGTGGAAGCAAAAAAATCTGATGATGCTGGTGAGGAATACTTACATCAGGGACTTGCCAAGAGAGCATTTACCCGCACCTGGACTTTATCTGATGATGTGGAAGTTAAGGATGTTGCCTTTGTTGATGGATTACTCACTATTAAACTAAATAGAGTTATTCCAGAACATCAAAAGAAAAAATCTTATGAAATCGTTTGACGAGTTCAAAACAATTGCATACAAGAATGCGATTCCACATACCGTTTATAAAGATGGTAAGTCTAAAAAAATCGGTAAAGGAAAGGCAGT